CCTTTGATGATGTCTGAATTCTTGCGGTACGTTGCCAGCCGTGCGCTGTTGGCTACCGTCTGTACAGAGCTATGCACCAGCGCGGCGGCATTCTTTTGCGCGATCTGCATCACGCCTGGAACCTCGTCTGTCCCGATGATGCGATTAATGATCTGCGTGTTTGTCTCACCGGCCACTAAGCCAAGGCGTAATTGCTGAGCAAATCTGAACGCCACATCGCCCGCCTGCTTGCTCCACCATTCAGCCGCCGGTGAGCCTTGAATCAGCACATCGCCGGCCAACTTTTCAAGATAGCCTGCTGCGGGCATGGCCTTTGTCCCAAGGTCAATCTTCAGCACCGACTCAAGCGCCTGTAGCGTCCTTGTAGCCTCGATAGGGGCCAGCGCCTCGCCGGTTGCAATGGCGGTCATTGACGCTTCGGTGTACGTCTCTTGAATCAGCGATGTCACCTCGCGTAGCACCGCGGCTGTGTTTCGCTTGCCCATCTCGGACAAGACGCGGGTTGACAACAGCATAGTCAGGTCGCGCTCTAGCTTGTTAAGCAGCGTCATGACCTTCTCGCGCTCGCTGGCGTCGAGACGTTGAATATCTATCGCTTGGCTGATCGTAAGCGCCATGATTGCCGCGTCCAAAGCGTTCATTATGGCTATGCCTCTGCCGTCGGGTCAACCTTCGCAGCGTTACCCAATGGCAGCGGCGCGCCCAACAGCACCGGGGCGGCGGCGCTTATCTTTTCTGCCTCAGCTTCAAAGTCGAGGTCGTCATTTATCACGCCGTACCGTTGCAGCTCTTTGAATGCCGTCTCTTTGCTCAACATGTCGCTTGCCACCAGAGTCACCAGCGCGGCGACAAACGGCTGTACAGCAGCACCTTGCACCGGTGCGGCTGCGAAGTCATCGAATATGTCAATATCGCCCTGATCACCCAGCCCAACCCATTCGGCGGCTGTATCAATTGCGCTATCCAGCACATCTTCAAATGCCTCAGCCATCGCTGCTAGCTGGCATTGCGCCTGGGCGGTGTCAATGCTCGATTGCGTGGCGGTCATATCGCCCGGCTTGCTGACCAACAGTTCAGCGCCCATCGTGCGCATACGCTCTTCCAAGTCAATCAGTGCCTGACGACCTGCACCAATGGCAGCGCCTGAATGCTCGACATACTGCGCACTGGCGCCCAATGGCAGCATCAGCGCGGCCTTGGCACCGACGACGATCTTGGTCGTCTCGTCAACGCCGGTAAGCGCCAGAATGGGCACGCTTGCGGTGTGGAGCAACGCGTAGCTGTCGCTAGCAAGATTCCAGTGCTGGCAATTTAAATCCGCTAGATCACCCAGCGGCGGCGTGGCTTGCATGAAGCCCGTTCGGTTGGTGTAAAACGTCACCAGCGGGATATAGCTAAGCGAGGTCAGGCCCTCATCGGCCTTTACCCACTCTTTGCTTGTCGGGTCTTGCCGATGCACTTCCCACGCGCCGGGTGTCAGCAGTCGCACCTGCTCAACCATCTTTGTTGCATAAGGGCCATCGGGCACGCTCACATGCTCAAGGATGCGCACTTGCGTTAGCGTCTCTGCGCCGTGTACCTTGTCGCTGATCCATCCGAGAATCGCTGTGGGCTTGATGTGGATGAAGTACGGCCGCACGCCCAAGATGCGCTCATCGGCCAGTGTCGGGGCAAGTGATGTGCCATCGGCGGCGGTCGTCTTTGGGTAATCAACCAGGACATGCGTCAAACCGTAGGTCAAGCCTGCCTCGAACACTTCCATGCTAAAAGTTTGCAGGTTACGGCCTTGTAGGTCGATGTTGTCAAACCACTCCTCGACTACCGGGTCAATCTCGCTCCAACGCATCGGCTCCGAGAATGGCTTGGATGCCATGTTGGCGATCGTGCGCGAGAACGCATTGAATAGCGTCGATGTTTGCAGCCGATAGTCGTAGCTGGCCTGGTCTTCTTGCGGCCAGCGCTGTAGGTATTGCTCACGTGCAGCACGCATCGCCCACGTCCCCCCCATCAGGGCTTCGACCACGGCCCATCTTGGGCGCATGGCTGTCGCTTCCTGTGAGAGTTCGTTGATTTTGAGCATGTTGCGGACGTAAAAAAACCCGCTGGTTTAGGGCGGGTTATGTTGGGTTTGGAGATTAAGCGGATGCGAGTTTGCTGCGCAGTTCATAGCCCATCAAAGGCCAAATCTTTTGCACCGCATTGGAGCGGGCGATCTTTCGGCCAATCTCAGCGTCGAAGTTCTCGGGGCTGGCGCAAGCTGACTCGCCGGTTACGGTGAATCCGTTGCGCAGTATGAGAATACAGAAGGTGAGAAGGCCCAACGAGTCCATCGCCCGCACAGGCAGAACGCGCTCGACCGGCGACTGCCGTGACGCCTCGAATGCGCCGTCCAGTGCTGTGAAGTAATACTCACTGGCAATGTTCGACTCAATATCTGTTGGCGTGATGCGTGCGGCTGTCTTGCCTTTGGCTACGATTTCATTTTCAATAGATGCGTCTGTCATGCTTTGCTTTCGTTCGGCGTAAAAAAACCGCCTCGATGGGCGGTTGTGTTGGGTTGTTGCGGGTTAGATCAGGCTTGCTTGCCCTGACCAGCTATCTGACTTTTTCAAGTTCTGTGATGCCCACATGGGCTGCAAGTTATGAAGGCTGTTCGCAAGCCTTCTTTGCTCTATATCGGTTAGATCGAATGAAGACAACGGCCTGATGTGGTCAACGTGCCACTCCCCATGGTTTTCCCATGTCATTCCACGCTTGAACATCGGTTGAATGTGAGAAACGAATTCTTCTGGCGTATAGCCTAATAATTTAGTTGTTCTCTCGCCTTGTCGAATGTCGCACTTGATGCGCGAAATCATCCTTGCAATGAATTTCCTCATAGTCAAAAGCATTGCAAATGCTGGGTCTGACTTCGCCCGGTATTTTGACCAATTCTTCTTGTATCTCGTTCTGTCGCACGTATTTGCTTTTTGATATGCGGATGTTTGAGATTTAATCTTTTCTTTGTTTGCTATGTAATACGCCTTGTTTCTTATGCGCATTTCATCAAGAATTCGTTCTCTATTTTCGGCGTGATATTTTGCAGAAAATTCTTTATTTTTGTCTTTGTTTTCTTTTGATGACCTGAGGATTTTTCTCTTTTCCTTGTATTCATCTTGTTTCAAGTGATCTCTTGAACACTCTATGCACCCGCATTTAAGGACTTGTCTCTCTGAAATGTGTCCTTTTGGGCATGGCTTACCAGTGAAATATTTTTTTAGACCGGCAGCTTTTGCGTCTGCCCTGCTGATTATTTTCATTTGAATCCTTGACTAGAGGCGACCATGAATGTGCTTGGAAGTCGGCGGTCAAACCAACTTGTCGGGTTGCAACCCTATCCAAGCACCTATATTTTAAATCAAAACCGCAACGTAGAGACGATTGCAGCCCTTCTAACTATCGGGAATTTATAGCTGATGAAATATCCAGCGCTGTCTAAAACATGGTCAAGACCGCCAGATTTATCGGGTTCACCTGCTTTGTTATATGCCTGTTTCTCCAATGACTCAACCAAATGAGGACATTTATCAGGATTAACTTTTAGCAACCTGGTCCCTTCATTATGAATCATTCTGTTCATTGATAGGACTCTATCTTTTATCGCTGGATTAGCTGGATTTGCACAAACCTGAAATCCTGATTGCTTCAATATTGCAATATCTGATTGACTTGCGTCATTGCTTCTTCTTCCGCTTCCGCTTGCGTCAGGATAAACAAGAATGCTATGCCCTTTTGACTTAAACCTATCTGTGATAATCCTGCACATTTCAGGAGTATCGAACGCATCAATGATCTCATCAACCGCATACGGGTTTCCATCTCTCAGAACGAATACAACTGCCGCCATATGTCCGACATTGAAGTCGAGCGAGACGTGCAGCGCATCTCCTGGCTTGACCGTTTCATTTGTTGCGTTTAGGGCGCGGTCAAACTCTGGGTAAACGCTGCCAGCGGTTAAATTCGTGAACTCGCCGTCGAGATACGCACTTAAAAGCGCTGTTGGGTAGCTGTTGCGCAGGTTATCAATGTATCCATCGGGCAGGTTCGCAGCGTTGTCCATCGTCTTAGCGCGAAACAACTCATAACCTGGCGCTTTGTTCTTTACCCAGCGCTCCCAAACAAATCTGAAACCCTCTGGTGTCGTAGCAACTGCAACAGTGTTGCCCATGCTGCATTTTTGCCGGTTGCGGGCTATGACCTTGTTCCAAACTTCACGGGCCTTTTCTGTTGGCAACGTGTCTAGTTCGTCAAGCACAGAATGCGCGACTTCGTAGCCAATAATTCGCTCTGGGCGTTCCATTGTTCTAAACACAATGCGACCAGCGTTTGGAAACTCAATAAATGCACTGGTGCGGTTTAGCTTGTATGCCCATCCTTTTCTATCGCAAAGCTCTGGGAATCTCCTAAATGCAATGTCTTCAACGAGCGGATAAGTAGGCAAGTAGTAAGCAATATCACAATCTCTAAAATGTGCTTTTAACGCCATTGCACGCGCAATAGCTGCCGCTGACTTACCGCTTCCAAATCCACCAACAAAAGCCGGAAAAGCTGATCTAGACGTTGCAAACGCCTTTTGCGATTCCGTCAAACTCATACAAAGTCTTCAATACTGGATGGCAATTCTTTGGTCATGACAACGCTGCTTTCAGTCTCAGCGCCCAATGCCAGCCTACCAATGCGCTGCGCTTCGGATGCCGCCCCCGCTAGAGCACGAATCTGCGCAGGCTCCATATCGCCTTTTGAGTTTTGAATCTGCTTATTGACCATCGCCCGGAGATTCTTTGCCATCTTCAGGTCGTCCTCATTGAATTTTGCAAGCTGCACTGCTTTTGATTCAATCAGTGATTCGGTTGCTTGCTTGCTTACTTTTGAGGCAGTTTGCTTACGTTCTGCTTCCCATCCTTCAGTAGCGCAGCGCTTCATTAACCCAGGCGCTTTGATGCCGTGCTTAGCTGCTAAGTCCCTAAGTGAGATTGAGCTGTTAACGTACTCAACCTTGATTGTTGTCCAGTCAGCAGCCATTACCGATGCAGCGAGAATATTTCAGACGGACTGATGTAAATCTCACCCTTTGGAATGCCCAGATGCTTCATGAGATTTTCTTTTTCGGGTTGATCTTTGCAAATGACAGTCACGTAATAGTCAACGCTTTGACTTTGCGATTTATCGTCTTTCATGGCCGCACGATCTGCTTTGATGTTCTCTAGCGCGTCCTTTGTCTCTTTGACAGGTGCAGCATCTTCAAACAATGTTTCAAACCTGGCATCGCCATCGAACATCATTTCAATGTCCACGCGATCAAAGCCCATGTCGTCAAAGCTTACTAGGTCGCTAAGGTCTGCGAGTAGCTCTGTATTCCATTGGCCCATGCTGGACGGGTTGTTCAGGAAAACGAGCATTTCTAGCTCTTCTTTTTCACCCAACTCGACCATTGACACCTCAACGCCATAGTCGTTCTTGCCGTCTTTGTATCGCTCCAAGCTATCTAGCGTTGCCATGCGCTGATGTCCGCTTAACAGATAGCCAGTGGTGCGATTGACGATCAACGGCTGCAACAAACCCACATCTTTCATCTTGTCGCGCAGCTTCTTCTTTGCGCTGTCGTTAATGATGCGTGGGTTTTGCGGGTGCTCTTTGATTGAGCTGCGCCGGACGGTTTCAATCACATAGCGCTGGTGCTTTGTCTTTTCCATAAAGTTCCTCACGCGCTACGGCTGCACCGCATTGCGGGAACGCCTGCACAATCTTGGCAAAGTCTGCCGGGTAATGTTCTCTGACTTTCATCAGGTCTTGCGCATCAAGGCTCCTAAATGAGTGGCCTATCAGCTTAGATTCAGGGCTTACCTTCAGTTGGTGCTGGTCGATGTATTTCACGACCTGCGCTTTCGACCAATAGGCCAGCGGGAAGAATCGGCCTCGACCCATATCAATCGAACCTGATTTTTTAATCATGGCATTGCGAATGACCGAATCTTTAGCCCTCTCACCTGCTGCGATCCAATGGCAGTCGAATGCCTGCCTGACGTGCGAATAGATGTCTTTTGGGTTGACCTTGCGCACCCTGGCATCTGGCTTACAGTACACGCCACCCCGGTAAAAGTCACTTAGCTCAAAGTGGGGGATACGGTAAATCTCGGTGTTGTACTTGGTCTCTGCCCATGTCAACACAGCCTCTTGGAAGCTCAGGTTTTGTACCTGGTACATGAAAAATACATGCACGGCTTTGAAATAGCGGGCGCAAAGATCAAGCGTTACCGCCGAATCTTTTCCGCCCGAGTAGCTGACAATGACCGAATCAGTCAGCAGCGCCTGCCGCTTGACTGCATCGAACAATGATTCAGCCACTTAACCGCCAGAGCTACCGCTAGAGCGTGAGCCTGTGCCAAACATGGCGTTTTGCATGCCCATGCGGTGACGCGTAGACGTTGAACCTCCACGGTTTGCCTTGGAGTTTGCAGCTTGCTGATAGCGCATTTGTGCGCCGCTTGATAGCTTTCCATATTGCGACTGTGCGCCGCGTGCAGTAATTGCCATAATGAACTTTCAAAAAAAAAGCCACTGCATGAGTGGCTTGGTTTGTTTTGCTTTCGCGCTTACATGTAATCGTGCCAGAACTTGCCCTCTGGCGCTGATTCAATGCCTTTTTCGTCAACATTGAAGATGTTGACCATGCCCTTCACAGGCTTAGGAATGACGATGTCGTACTCTTCTGCAAATACCCATGAATACCATCCGTCAATCGGGTATGGTGCACCTGGCTGCTTTGCATCGTCTTTCGTCATTGGCCTGCAATCAATCAGACTTACGACGGCCAGCATGACACCTAGCGGCAATGGCTTTAACTCTCCGTTAATCTCAACTTCATAGCCTGTTGCAGTTTTTGACGAGCAAATAAGCATT